CCCAAGCAGCTGCCATAGCGTACTCAGAAGTTGGATCGATTAACATGCGGATTTTATCTTGATCGTCGATCAGATCAGCCCACTCGTAATCATTCAACGTAACCATACGTCTAGAGTGAGGAGTATCCATTTGCGGTGTAGCAGAATGGCGACCAGTTTTTAGAACAGCTGCAACTAGACCGATACGGTCGAAAAATTGAGCTTTACCTTTTTGAGTTTCGTTACGGACTTTGTCCTGTAAACGAGAACCTTGTTGCTGTGACAACATCATAACATTGCTGTTGTACTGTTGTACGTGTGCTTCTGTAATTTGAGATGACATTATGTCCTCCTGTTTATTTGTTTAGATTTCTAGGAACAATTTTTGGATTGTCCCTTAAACAGGGGTCCGGGGGTAGTACTCATAGTCGTACTAAACATGAAAGGGCCAAGATTGGTTATCCTTGGCCCTATGTTCTCATATCGTTTCTTAAAATCAAGAACTTTTTTGAACCGATTGTTGGAATAATTCCTGAACTTCCTGGACTGCGGTCTTATGTCCTGGGTGATTTTTAAGGTGATACGGGTGATCTTTATTCCCGATGATATCCTGAGCAGCTTTTTTAGCTTGAGCTGGGGTTAATGCTCCGCCCATACCTTGGCCTGCATTTGGAACTTTGCCTTCTTTAAATAATTCCTCGCCCATTGCAGATAATAGTTTGACTAAACGTACGTCATTTGCCATTCCGGTTTTACCTAAGTACTCCAGTGTGGCAGTGTCTGCGTACTTTGCCAATGCATTGTTGGCATACTGCAGTTTGGTCGCGAACGCGTTACCCCATTCGTTCTTAAGATCGTTGATCTCTTTGGTAACTTGTTTGTTTCTAGCTTCTACAATTTGGCTCTCTGCCTTACCGTTTGATTCAGTAAACCAGTCCGCTAGTGCTTGAGCTTGCTTAGGCAAGATGCCTGACTTGTGCGCAAGAGCTTTAAATTCTTTAACAAAGTTTTCATCAAGAGTAGCTTGGTCGCCAAACTTTACTTCGTACTTATCAGCCTCTGGCAAGCCTAGCTTCTTAAATACATTCTGCCAGTCTTCGTCCGTTGCGTGCTGTGATGGCACGGGGATTTTATCCGCACCCAAAAGCTTCTGTGCATTTATGTAAGATTTTGCAAGGGTAGAAACGTCAGTGAACTTTTTGAGCGTAGCATCTTCCTGTAACTCTTGAGGGAGCGTACTAAGCCAAGTGGGAGCGGCTCCGCCTCCAGCAGCACCAGCATTTCCAGGGGGCTTGTCTCCGCCACCTTTGTCGCCCTCAGCACCTTTAGCTGGGGGTACAGTACCAGCACCTGCGCCTCCACCTGTATTAAGCAAACTTGTTCCTCCGCCCGCTCCGCCATCGCCTTCTCCTCCAGCTTTATTAAACAATAGTCTCATTGTCCCGAATGTTCTCATCATACTCAATCCTTTCCCTTACTTGGTTTATGTCTAGTTTTAACAAAGACAGTATTCTTAAAATTACATTGCGCTCGCCCTCACGTATAAGAGCGACGTTTACATTTGCATCCTGTCCAAAGGTCGAACTCATAATATGATGAGTTGCCATCATGTCGTTCAGGACTCGTTTGCCTGTCACTGTGTTGAACAGGTTTTTGTAGTCCTGGGTCATAGATAACCTACGATCTTGGATTTTCTTCTCTCTACTCTTGGCCACTTGATCCACTCACTTTCTTAGCTGTGTCCGCCATGCTATTGGCGTTAGCTATATCTTGTTGTTTCCTCATCATCTCTTGCTGTTGTCTGATCATTTCCGCACGCTGCGCTCTGATCTTCTGAATATCTGCAGCTGATCTGATTGCAAGTTGTGGGAATCCGTAAATACCAGAGATGATTCGAGCTGCGGCTTCGCCATTGAATATATCAGCTACTTGGTTATCAAGCTGTATGAACGGAGCAATCGCTTCTACAGTGCGCATGATGTTCTGAGCTTCTGATAGCCGCTGAGAGCGTGCAATAAGACTTGAGTAGCGCACATCTAGGCGTACACCTTTAAGTGCCAATGGAGCTGCAGGTATTTTACCCTTTCTCACCATAATGTTGTACACGCGGTCGATCATTGGGCGTAAATACTCAGACTGCATACGACCTAACAAAGGTCCCATTAGGCGCATAGCTTCTTCAGTACGCTGAAGTACTTCTGTTGCTGTCATCATAGGCCCTGCTTGACGCAGCTTAAGTTGATCTACGTAGAAAGCGTCGCGAACACGTTGACGACGATCTTCCATAGCCTGGTATCCGAAGTCTAAGTTCGTATCATTAAAGATTGGACGCGCAAAATCGTTTGTGCCACTGCGATAGTAGTTAATTCCACCGGGTCGTGTGACAAACGGCATGACAAATCCGTCATCAGGCATCTGAACAGGTGGGTCCACCTTCTTCTGTGCTCCGATTAACATTGTCTCATTCATTTTATTAAGCACCTTCATTTCTGGAAGTGCGTTCATACCAGGGGATCTACCGTAGCTCTCGCCTGATGCCTTACTCCATCGTGGTACAGTGTATGGGAACTCATTGTACTTATCTTCTCTAAGTAATTTGTCTTTATCCCACAGGATGTACATTGAGTAGTACTTACCTTCGCAAGAGTAAACGCAGTTGACTACTTTAAAGTCACCGTTCTTACCTTTGTTGTAATCATCCATCACGTCTTTGTGCATACCTTTATCTGTGAACTCTTCGATTAAGTCATCAGACTTCCAGTTAGCTTCGTGAATTAGAAAGTCAACGAACCCTGCTCGGTTCTCCTTAATAAAATAATCTTTAATAAATTTTGTAGAAAACTTAACCACGTCACTGTCATCTTCTTCAATCAGCTGACAAGCTGTACCGAATGCTCCTAGGTCAGTGTACAGTTCATGCACTTCTGTCTGGAAGTTGGAGTTATTGAGTGTGTGGTGTATGCGTCTGGCTACATCTTGCAAGTACTGACGTACATCGTCCTGTGAGTCGAGGACTAAATCACCAGTAGTCATCTCAAACCACATAGCATCGGCGTTTGATAGTGTGCCATGCAAGAATCCAGAGAGTAATTCGTTAGACTGCACCCCAACGTTATCTAAAAGCTGCCATGTTCGCTTTTCACCAGGGGTTCTTGTGGTGTTTATGGTGTTTTTTCTAGGCAGGATATGGTCAGCAACCTCTTGCCAGTGATTTTCCCATGTGCCGCGCTCGCCTTTTAGCTTTCCGTATATCTTTTTTACGTCCGCTACTTTAAGTTTTTTCATTATTGTCTCCCAGTAAGTAGTGGACCGTATTCACTACCTGCTCCAACGGTTGTTAGAATCGTAGCTGCTCTACCAGGCTGACGTTTTCTACTGTTAACCATCTCACTGACGATGGTGTTTATGTCATTTTGTTTTTTATCTGCAGCTGCTTGTGCATCAGCTGCAGCCTTAGCTGCATCTTCCCCTGCTACCTTCTCAACAGTCTCACGCGTTCGGCGTTCTGTTGCTGTCTCCCCTGCTTTATATCCTAAAGCTCCGGCTCCACCGAAGGTTAGTCCATTTACACCAAGTTCTAGTAGTGTGTTCCCGGCATTGTTGAAGTTACCGCGAGACATCTCACCGATGCCCTGAAGTAATCTCTGCCCTGCGCCCTCTAAATTCTTAAGTGGGTCTACACCCTTCTTAATAGCAGAATCTACTGAGCGTATGCCCTCACCTACTCTATTGGTCCCCTCATTAACCACTGCATCGACTGACTGATCGATCACGCCTATGCCAGTGTTTGATTTACTTTTTCCCATGTCTTCCCCTAGACTACCGAGTAGTCGTTATCACTCTGGCGCTGAAGGCGCTTTTTGTCCAGAACCCCAGGCATATCTTCTCGAAAGCCTACGGCCAAAGTCCTGAATGAGTCGGCTCCGTGCGAAGCCCAGTTGTGCAACGGAGTCTGTTGAAATATTTTATTCTTAGTATCGTACTTACGTTCGTAATTTCGCAAAGACTTAACCCCTCTATCGCAGTTTGATAAGTCAAACCAGCACTTCTTAAGAAGTGTGCGCGCTGCTTCTATACCATCAGCTACCGAGAGCCGTGGTACAACGCGGATGTTCTTAAGCCCCAGCTTCTGTAGCTTCTCTAAACGAGACTTGCCATCTGATAGCTCGCGAACCTTTACGTCGTGAGGCAGGAAGTGCCCTTCGTAGTTGTAATCTTTATCTCTTAACGCTTTGACGTACCAGTCAAGCCCAGATCCTGAGTTCTCTAAGTAATCTATCACTCTTATCTCTCGCCCATACTGTTGTATGAACCAGATGGCAGTGGTGTCATCAATACCCAAATCCCACGATGTCCACACCGGGAGGCTTGGGTCCATTGGCACTGCACTAAGCCTGCCGTTCTGCTCCAGCCACTCCATCTCCTTACCAAAGTACGCACCGACTAGAGCTGCAGCGAAGCTACACTCAAACTCCTGCGCGTATTCCGACTCAGACATGATCGCTTTATTCTGCTCAAGCTCTGCTACTGGTATTAGTCCTGTCTCCGATGCTTTAAACATGAACGCTTCCCACTGCTCATCAGTCTTAGCAAACTGGTATAGCTCGTAGAAGTGATTCTGTCCCTTAGGAGTTCCGATAAAGAGTCCCCACCCCAGTCTATCCGACAGCAGGGGGCGTATAACTTGGGTCCAGATGATAGGATTCATGTCCCCATACTCGTCGAACACTACCCCATCCAGGTACATCCCAAGGATCGAGGAAGGATTCTCTGCACCCAGGAGCATTATGCGTATCCGGTCGCGCATCGCGGGTCTGGGGATGTCCACCCTCAGCTCCGATTCGTTGACCTCCACTCCAGGGATGTTCTTCACATAGTCTTTCAGCAGGTCCCATGCAATCCTCTTAGCCTGCCCGTACGTAGGCGCAATGTACCCATACTGTGGATTCTTGAGCGTATTCCTCAAGGCTTTGTCTATCACTTCGTTCAACACCAGGTGGGTTTTGCCCATCCTACGATGACCGATGATGACTCGAAAGCGCCTCGGCGATGCATGCACTGTATCCTGTTGTGCACGGGGTCTGTAGCCAGTATCCACGTGGAGTACACTCATTCTTCACCCACTGCAGGGGGTACTTGTTCGGGTGCAGGGGTATCTACCCGTGCCTGCCCTATACCAGTGTTAACAATAATCTGCGTTGGCTGATTTATTGTCGCCTCAAACTTAGCCTTAGGAGAGAACCGACCGTTGTCTACTCCAGCTGCCCACACCAGGGCTTTATGTTTGGCCACCTGTACAGCGATATTGTCCTCGTTTACGTTCGCATTCTCAAGTGCCTCCATCGCCATATCGCGAAGGTACTCTCCTCGGTCCTCTCGTGCCTCATCCATTCTCTCCTGTATCCACGGCATGCTCCTACGCCACGACATAAGCGTGGAGTACGATGGCATCTGGGGCATAGAGCAAATTTTCTTCAACGAGTGGCCTTCCACCAAGAGTTCGCATATCTGATCAACCAAAAGGTCGGAGTATGCAGGCGATCTCGAGCATCCCGTAATCGCAACCTCTATATCTTCCTCAATCATAACCATTCTGCCCTCGACCTCACGCGGAACGAGCCCGCTGATCCTCCCAGGGGTTGGGTTTTTCTTAAGGATGTATTCGGTAAGCCCTGTTTTGACGTTGTAAATATGCAATAAAGCACCTTCGACGCGTGTCTTGTGTGTTTTGTTGCGTATCAACTGATCAAAACTCTCCTCAGGGAGCAATAAATTTTGGGGCATGATGGCAGTGTGGGGGAAAATGCAGGGGGTTGTCAACGCTTCGTGCTCGAAATGAGGGGTACTATGGCAGGGGGTGGGACCTTTGTTGAGCCACGGGCCTTGTGGTGCGTTCTATGGGGCATTGAGCGAGGGTAGAGGGGTGCTTTACGGGTGTGAACCTGGGGTCGTGCGTCATTTTCTTATAGAAATTTAGGGCCGTTTCTAAAAACCTTATATAACGCGGAGGGGGTGGGTCTGTGTGTTGGGGGTGGGGGGTCGCGCGCTGGCGCGTGAGGCGCGCGTCGGGCGTACATGTGCGCGGGCGCGTGTGACGTGTACCTACTAGGCTCTATGCCTGAGCCTTGGGTTGTAGGGATTACATGGCTGAATGTAATTGCTTCACGATTCGCGGCGCAAGCTACCGTTATATTCCTTTACAGCTGGCATGAATATCGCTATAGGGTAGTGTACAACAACAGTACAGTGACTGTACACTAGGAGCTTATATGTTATCTGCATTCGTTAATGACTTCGCTACAATGTATACTATCGTGTTCGCGTCGGGGTTCGTGGCTCTTGCCATTGCTCACGCAAGGGCTGGTAACTAATGAAACTATTTCTTTTGTTCTATGCAAGCCTGATTGTCTATGCGCTTGGTTCGTGGTCCGCGAAAGCGGACACCAAGTGTGACGCTGATTGCGTTCGTGACTCACGTATCGTGGCCCAGTGGCACGCGGACCTTGACCGCAGGGTTAGAGAGCGCCGTGAGGCGAGGTGCGAGGATGGCAGGGTGTTAGCGGCGATAGACGGCAAGTTGTGGTGTATTCGATTGAGATTCGGGGTTCGATAATGCAGTGAGCCTGACATTACACATCGATTTTCCAGCAGTTCCTATATATGTGTTTATATGTATATTCCTGTATACACTTTAAAACTTTATAGAGAATAGTTTTAATGTAATGTGTAATACTGGATTGTAACTACGCAACACGACTCACGATTCCTGCATTACACTACATCCCCCACATTACACATCGAAACTGTAATAAAAGGCAATTAAACAACGAGTCATCAAGGAATGGTTAAGATTTAATTAGAGCACTAACTCTAACATTACGGGTAAAGATTTCTTAACAGGTAAGTGTAATGAAAAAATAAGAAAAATAAAGTAACACTTGACATCAAACTTAATAGGAAAACATGAACAAACTAACAGTTAAATATAAAGACAAGATACTTCTAACCCTAGAGGATACTCCCGAGACTATCACCCTGCATTTGCACCGCGACTCAAGCACCCAAGGGGTTAACGAAGTAAAGACTATCAATGCCATGCTTCGTGCTCAAGGCTTGCACCCATACGTTAAGGCAGTAGTAATAACAGCGCCGCAATCCACTGGATTTAAATTCGATTTTGATTTCTACAAAACACGTAGCTTCATGGCATTCAATACAACTACTGATGTATTAGTAATCGATAAGAAAAAATTTCAAGACTATAAAAATAAATGTTGACAGTACAGTGACTGTACAGTTAGACACTAAACAACAAGCAGAAAGGTAGGACTTAAATGCAACGCGGACTTAAGCTAGAGAATCATAAGGCAGTACTATACAACACTGCCGTAGTACGATGCGATAACTTTACAAATGAAATCAAGTTCGACACTGGCGGATGGGTTACTCAATCCACACGTAAGGCTATCAACACATGGCTTGCGACGTATAGACCACGACACTGCATACGTGTGCGTACTATTAAGTTCGTAATGCACGTTGAACTAACTGCCCTCGACGGTGTGGTCGAGAGATACCCGATACACGAACCCATAACAATAGATCTTAACAACGTACAAACAAAGGAGTACTAACAATGGAGAAAGACAAACTATTTACACAGCACCCAGAGCTAGGCGCTACCCCCGAGGTAGCACCCCCTGCCATGAGCAACATCGATCAAGCAATAAGCATTGCCGATGACCTGTTAAAGAAAACGGAAGAGCTAGCCAAGTCTTGGAAGAAACCCGAACCTAACCCCGGTGCACAGCCTCTATTTGAGATGACAATCAGGCAGCATGTTGCGCTCTCTATCCTCTGCTCTATGGTCCAGTCACAAGCCTCGGAATATCCTACCCCTGCAATGGTGGGCACGTCGTACACGCTAGCGGATTTATTCATTCACAAAGGACAGAGCTAATGGCTAACAAGAAATATTTACATGAGATCATTCGGGCTAATGCTAACACCCCCCTGCCTTTCGATGTGGTACTAATACCATACAGTGGCAGGCCCAAAGTTTATGCGGTCATGTACAAGTGTGATCTATTCGCAGTACTTGAGGACATAGAAGGTAACTCTTTGATCGTGGCTTCTGATTGCGAGCAGTTAGCAGATGAGATGATTGAGGACGATGACCAATACCAGTTAGTGGTGAAGGGTAACAACACTACCCCCGAACCACGCACCGTGAAGGTTGCCATCTATGCATTCCAAAAGGGTAGTTGCTGGTATCAATCGGCGATGTACTATAAGGATGACGCACACTTTGCTCAACTAAACCAAGGAACTACAGTGTTCAAACGAGTGGGACAATCAGAGATAGAGGTATCGGTATGATAATGCAGATACTACTAGGCTGGTGTGCATGCGGTGTACTGGGATTCCTTATCCTCGAAGCACGAAGCATATACATTAGCATCAATAGACAGGATGAGTTCACAAAGACAGAGCGGTTTAAGATACGCATGAAGGCAGGGGTGCAGGCTTACAGAGATATGTGGTACATGCCTTTCATTCTTATAGCGTGTGGTCCGGTGACATTACTCTTATCTTTAGAGGCGTTCAAATGAACCAAGCAATACGAACAAGGGTATCACAGCATAAGCCACCACGTTTGTACTTGAACCACGCAGCAGGCAGCGAGGTCTATCAAGTTAACCCTGCCATTAGCATGCAGGACAACCACACTTATGCGGTGCAAGGATTCGTTGATAAGCTACTTGCAAAGACGGACTATATAGAAATAGTATCTGCCTTTACCGCAGTAGATGAGACCGAGGCAGTGCATATCATCAAGACAGTGGACACACCAGTGCTCACCCCACTTGAGAAGCGCAAGCGTGACATGGCTATACTTGAGATGACTAAGCAAGACATCAGTGCGATACAAGCACCGACTAAGAAGGCAGCCACTGCAATAGAACCACTGGTTGAGATACCAGTACATGAGGACAACAATAACAACACGGAAGTAATTCCGTTTTAACATGGTGTACGTACACCAGAAATAAAGGAGATAGCTATGGCTAAAAAAGTATTCGTTCAAATTATGGGCGGTGAATTGAAATCGTTTGACATCGCAGACGGTGCTACATTAGGGGACGTGCTTGCATTAGACGCTGCCTATAGAGGGTATGCTGCTACTGTAAACGGTGAACCCGAATCAGATATGTCGATTCAACTTGAGTCACATGCAGTGGTAACACTATCTGAAAAAGTAAAAGGTGCGTAAGTAATAGAGTACTGGTGCACATCTGAATGGGTGTGCACTGGTCGTACATAAGGTAGGCATAATGACATACATGTGGGCTAATGAACCACGAGACAGCATCACTCGGCGCGTTCGCATATATAGATTACAAAGAACAAACACATCAGGATTTTATAATTCATGGACACTGTACACTACAGTTGAGACAGCGGAAGAGGCACGAGAATTCTGCATCGCTATAATGATGGAGCCCACTGCAGTGTTAGCCTATGAACCAAGCGATGGGCAAGAACAATACAGACTAGAGGAGTGGCTTACTCGTAGGCTTGCGACAATTAACAGCGAGGTTGTAACACCAGAGTCACCGGAATATACACGTGAATTCACTGGTAGATTCGCAGACCCACGCGAGCAGAGACAACAAGTGCCACGCATAAGATGGGACTATCACCTCACGCAGCACGGCACATGGGTAGCAGCTAGTGAAGGCGATGCGGTACACTTTAGAGGGTACTATCCACCAACGGATGAAGAACAAGAGAGGATGGACAGCACACGACGCACGATACTAGAGCAGAGGGCGCGCACACACTCACCATTAGATTATTCACGCGATCAGGCTAGGTTGATAAATGAATACAACACCCTGCAATCAGAGTCACGTGGACTAAGGGGCAGGTCGTTCTTTGATACTATCGTTGACGAGGTAGCAGTAAGCCCGATGGATAACTTCATGCGACCGTTCGTTGATAGATTAGCGGACGTGGTAGCACAACAATTTAATAATGAAACAAACCCCTCATCGGTAGGCGAGGAAGGAGATACAATGCAGGCAGAAAAGGTAGCACCAAGTGGTGCGAATAAACCACTGGTAGATAAGGGTAAAATCATGGCATCGCTCATTGGGGTACGCCTCACGAATGATGACATCACCCACATGAACACACTGCAATCGCAGAGTGAGATCAATCAGTATATCATAGCTAAGAAGGGTGCACCACGCAGCCCTAAGCAACTAACAGAAGAGCAGCGTAAGCTTATAGCACGTGCCTATTCGGTGGAGAATTCTCCCGAGTACAAGGCCAAGGTTAAGTCACTCGTCTCTACTAATGTCAACATCGAAGGTCTTAATAGATCATTGAGTGAGCAGTACACTAAGCTATATAGATTGCAGGATGAGATAGACAACATGCTAGCTAACATGACCATGAACAAGGACCTAACTAAAGAAGTTGAGACGTTACTTGCAGATGGGTACTGGGATTTAATGGAGATAGATGACGAGGCAATAACATTCTCAACGGATAAAGTGTACTGCCAACACCCAGATATTAAACCAATGAACGTACTCATGGGTACATTCATGGTATCATTCTACTGGCACGATGGCAGTGTAGATGTACACCCACTAGCGGACAACCTAGTCATTGATGGGTATAGACATCCACATGTTAACGGCAGTGGTAGTGTATGTTGGGGAACTGGACGTGATGCGTACGAGGCAGCACGCAAGACGGCTAAGCTATCCACTATCTTTAAGATAGTTAGATCAATACTATCCGACTACAATCCGGGCTCACCTTATCGCAAGCTAATTCAGTTCGATCTACTTAGGAACAAGACTAAGTACGAGAGCATGAAGAAAGTATTTCAGCCAGCGCGTGATACTAAACCACTGGCATGGGTGATAGGTAAGTATTCAGATGAGTACATAGAACATAAGGTACTACCTTCACATGGTGATACGTATAAATACCAGATCTTTGCACGATACTATGAGGGCACCGATCAACGGTGCGATGAAAACATTTACATCAAGGATGCATCCCACATGGATGGATGGCGTCCTATTACACGAAGCGCGATAGCGCAATGGAGTGACACATGAATATCAAATTGGTTATTAGTGAACTGGCATATAAGAAGGTTCAACACTGGGTGCACAAGGCAGATAAAGAAGTATCGGGGTTTGGTACTACGAGTATTACCCGTGATGACGATGGCTCTTATCGTGTGTATGTACATGATGCATTCTTACTCGATCAAGAGGTGGGTGCAGCACACACTGACATCGACGCTAAGTCATTGGGCAAGCTCATGCATAAGATCGTGGCTAACCCAGACACCCGGCATCTAAGCCTTAACTGGTGGTGGCATAGCCACGTTAGGATGAATACTTTCTGGAGTGGTACAGATACCGAGACTATCAAGTCGATAGGTAAGAACGGACTATGCGTAGCCAGTGTGTTCAACCAGCTAGGTTCTATTAGATCAGCGGTGTGCACCAAGGCAGTAACTACTGTTAAGACAACTGCATTCGGCGAGACTACACAGCTAGACGTGCACCTAATGGATAACATCGAGACCACGTACGAGTACACTAGTGACCCACGCATCGCGGAATGGGATGCTGAATTCACAGAGAAAGTTAAAGAGCGTGCTTACACACAGCATACATCGTGGCAAGAATTCGCAGCGAAGAAAGAAGCGGAAGAAAAGGAAGGGAAGGCGACGCCATCGGCGCAGCTAGTACTACCTGCATTAGCACAAAAGGAACTGTATGCCACGGCAGGGTTGCACCACGAGGATGTTAAGAACCACGGCATCATGGGGTTTGGTGTAGCTGATGAGGCAGAGCTATTAGGACTAACAGAGGGTGTGTATCGTAGGGCACTAGAGCGAAACGAATACCAAGAGCTAATGAAATATGAGTATGAACTAGAGAAGTTAATGCAAGTGAAAGGATACATGTAATGGACAAGATAATTAAACGAGAAGACTTAATGAGGCAGGCCGATCTAATACCAGTACACAAGGTCGAGGCACTGAAGGTGCTGGTCATAGGATGCGGTGCTATCGGTAGCTTTGCCACTCTTGCGCTGGCTAAGATGGGTGTCAATGACATCACGGTGTATGACTTCGATACAGTGGACACGGTCAACATGAACAACCAATTCTATAGGTTCAAAGATATAGGTAGGCCGAAGGCCACCGCACTACAGTCATTGGTTTATGACTTCACAGAAGTTATGATCACTGCAGTTCTTCATAAGTTTGAAGGCAGTGAGGATAGGTTCGACATCGTGGTTATGGCAGTGGATAGTATGGAAGCACGACGCGAGCTACACACTAAGCTTAAGGCCAAGTGGATGATCGACACACGCATGGGGGCAGAGGTGTACAACCAGTACGTGGTCAACATGCGCAGTGAGGATAGCATTAAGTCGTACGGCAAGACACTATACACTGATGCGGAAGCAGTAGCAGAGAGGTGCACCGCTAAGTCCACCATCTATACAGCACTGACGGCAGGCAGCATGGTGTGCAAGGCAGTGAAGAATATTCTTGCCGATGAGCCACATCCTAAGTCAATACTGATGAACCTAAACAAGTCATCTAATAACGTACAGATGTTTCAATAAAGGAGTTACGTATGAACGAGTGGAGAAATACAAAGAAGTTTAAAGGCCAGCTGTTTGTTGCAGGGTATGAGTACCCTAAGAATTCAGCGAAGCGAGTGCTTAAGTTCAAGCACAAGACTACAGGTCGTGAACTAAAGGATGCATTCGGTAGTGCACAGCAAGCGCACAAAGCTGGATGGGTTAAGATTAAATAAGAATCATTGAGTCGCAGTGGGCTAGACATCTTTAAGTAGGTTGATGCCCACTCGTCCAAGAAAGGTAGAGTTATGAGAAATTATATAAGTTGGGAAGCCGTCGCTGCATGGTGTATGGTTGTACTTATAGTAATGACTGTGTCCATTGGAGTGCACGGTATGCGCAAAGGAGAGGACATTCTTCTCAACAAAATCAAGCAGTGCTTTGAGCAAGAGAAAGCCCACTGCAGTGATAAGATATGTGAGATGAGCACCGACTATCCGTATGAAATACTAGAGCAAGTGGAGTCCAATGTTATGGACTGTGTGAGCAAGTGATTCACGAAGCAGCATTCCATTCACTTGGAATATTTAAGTACATACTAGCCTTTGGTGTTGCAGCTTGGCTTGTGTACTTACTGTACACTAAATAGAAAAGGGCCGCGTGGTTTTAATACGCAGCCCTAAGTGCAAGCAATCGAAGGTAGGCTAAGAGTACTGTGCGGCATTGAAACTATTTGACACATGCCTAGCAGTCAAGACAAACTTAGTGCTTTCCCAAATAATTCTAAGGTAGGATAGATGTTAATACAGGTACTAGGCTTACGTGAGTACGTTGATAAAAGAACAAACAAGACTAAGAAAACAGATAGGTTCTTTCAAGAGGGCTGGCGTCTGGATTCTATCCAAGATGTCTTCGGACCTAAAGGACTAGAGATAGTTAATAAGATACCCGAGGCAGAGCGGTATAATATTTACTTCACTATGGCTCACTGCTATGAGGACGCCAAGCGTAAGATGGCAGAGATGCGCACCATCTGCTTTGACATAGACAACATCACATACAACGAGAACTATAAAACCACGTGTATGCAGGTAGCCACTGCAGTGGCGTCAGTCGTTAAGGTGCCAGTCACTAGCCTAGGTGTAATCTTTAGTGGGCATGGGGTTCAAGTCTTTGTAAACATGGACACACCCATCACTGACGTAGCTTACTTTGATAAGTACAAGAAACACTACGGTGTACTCTGTGATCTGATAAGCCTTAAGCTGAATGAAATGGGCGTGGCTGGTGAGCTAGACCCTACCGTGTTCGACGACGCACGTATCATGCGTATGCCTAACACCCTGAATAAGAAGAAAGATAAAGCAGTGCGCATGGCAGAGATAGTACAGGGGACCATACTACCTGTGCCTTGGGACATTGTAACGCTAGCGGGGATAGGTGACGCCACGTATGAGGTCATCACCGATGAGGTCCTTAAGAACTACCCGACCCCCGACTCCCCTGCCGTGATCGCAGAGTGTGGGTTCATCCAACATTGCAAGAACAAACCTGCCTTAGTTAAAGAGTACGAGTGGTACGCTATGGTATCCATTACCTCACGCTTAGAGGATGGCGAGCTACTAACCCATAGGTTATCCGAAGGGCACCCACAATATAATACTTACGAGACAGATGCTAAGATCAAGCAAGCACTGGCAAGTGCAGGTCCACGTACGTGCAGCAATATAGCTACCATGTTTGATGGGTGCAAGCAGTGCCCACACTGGCAGAAAATTAAGTCACCCATTCAGATCAAAGGACCTGAGTACATAGCCAGTAAGGACTTTGGATTTAGAGAGCGCAAGGTTGATAAGCGTGGCAATCTAAAGCCGGGATTGCCAGCATACGACGACATCATTAAAGAGTTCCAGCTATCACGTAACTACAGGGTACTAGCTGACACCAAGCAGTTCATTATATTTAACGGCACCCACTGGGAAGAGCTAGAACTGCAGAGGGTTAAGGAATGGGTGTCTTCAATCATACACCCAAGTGCATCGAAGTCAGAGATAGAAGAGACTGTCTATCGAATGCAGTGCAAGAGTGTGGTCAATCGCAGTGAGTTCGCAGGTACGGCAAGGGGCATGCTTAACTTTAAGAACGTGGTCTATGACATCATTAATAATAAGACCATGACTCACGGACCTGAGTATGGATTCTTTAACGTCATCCCTTATGACTACGACCCACGTGCCACGTGCCCATTGTGGGATCAATTCCTAGATCAGATCATGCTTGGCAGAGAGAGGCTTGTTACTAGGCTGATGCGCTTTGCTGGCTACTGTCTTGCGTATGATTCATATTGGATACAGAAGTGTCTCATCCTATACGGTAGTGGTAGTAATGGTAAGTCGGTGTTCATGGAAACATTGGGAAAGGTGATAGGCGATGACAACGTGAGCAAGCTACCGCTTAATGAAATAATCAACGACAAACAAGCACGACTGCAGTTGGTGCACAAATTCTTTAACTTCTCCGATGAGTCGAGCAAGCATGTATTCAAAGAGTCATCCATGTTCAAGACGTTAACCCAAGGTGGTTCGATGAACGTAAAGAAACTATACTCCCAAGAATACACAGTAGAGAACAAAGCTAAGTTTATTATATCCTTCAATGAGATGCCCGAGACTGGAGATTTTACCCCTGCATTCTATCGTCGCTTAAGTATTATTCCATTTGATTTTAAAGTTGAACCTGGAGATGCTGCCTACATACCCGACCTTAAGGAAAGGATATGGGCCACCGAACTACCTGGGATATGTAACAAGATGATAGCACAGTATCGTGACCTGCTAGCTAACCCAGTGTGGGAAGATGCAGATGAGTCTAAAGTATTATTGAATCAGTATCGTGAGAGTGCAGATGTGGTGCAGATGTATCGTAACGACTGGGTTGAGGTTACTAACGTAGAGACAGATGAAGTAACTAACGATCAGATGTACGAGATGTATAAGAGATACTCTGATGTTAATGGGTATAGACAAATAACATCAGCAGCTTTCTTTAAAAGGCTAGGTAAGGTACTAAGCAATGACCCAGTAGTAGCCTTTAGGAATGGTAAGTCTATTAGGGTACGTAAAGGTATTAAGATAATAGAGAAGGGTATGTAATGAAAGAACTTTGGAAACATCAGGCAGTGGGCATCAATGCAGGGTTAGCACTGCGTGACCTTGGTTTGTTCTTCGAGCAGGGTACAGGTAAGACACGCACACTGATTGAAATCATAAGGCGTAAGTACGCCGCAGCTAACAGGGTACGACGCACGATTATATTCTGCCCGATCATAGTGTGTGAGAATTGGAAGAAAGAATTCGCTATGTACTCTAAGATACCCCAGTCGGACATCGTGGTACTATCAGGTAGTGGTAAGCGAAGGCTCATGTCCTTAGTCAAAGAGCTAGGGCAGGATCTAAAACGAAACAAGATCATCATAACTAACTATGAAACTGTAGAGATGAATGACGTGTTCAACGCACTACTGCAGTGGCAGCCTGAGATCATGGTGTGTGACGAATCACAGAAGCTTAAGAACCCCGACTCTATACGTGCGAAGAAAGTGGTACAGCTTGCTGACATTACTGAGTCGAACTACATCCTAACAGGTACACCCATATTGAATTCATCGCAGGATATATTCATGCAGTTCCGTGTGCTTGATAGAGGTGATACCTTTGGCAAGAACTTCTATACATTTAGGCATCTATACTTTGAAGACGAGAACGCAGGGCGAAAAGGATCACAAGGATACTTTCCTAAGTGGACACCCAAGCCTTTCACCTTCGGAGAATTGCAGGATAAAATATCAGCTAAGGCCATACGTGTACTTAAGTCTGAATGCTTAGACCTACCTCCGTTAGTAAGACAGGAAGTGTACTGTGAGATGAACGCGGACCAAAGCAGGATGTACAAAGAGATGGCTAAGGAGTACATCACGTGGCTTACATCTAAGCACAACGAACCACGTGCCGTGGTAGCACAGCTGGCAGTAACGAAGGCACTAAGACTACAGCAGTTGGTGACTGGATTTGTAAAGGATGAGATAGGTACAGTACACCGACTGGATAATGTACCACGACTCAAGGTGCTAAAGGATTTACTTGTTGACCTAACGCCACAACACAAGGTTATAGTCTGGGCCAACTTCAAAGAGAACTACCTAATGATTGCAGAGTTATGCCGCAGCTTAGGTATAAACTATAGAGAGATACATGGGGACATAGCTCACGCAGCACGTGAGAAGAACATGAATAACTTTAGGCACGATGATAGTGTCAGGGTTATGATAGCAAACCAGAGTGCAGCTGGTGTAGGTGTGAACCTAGTCGAGGCAAGCTACTCTATCTATTACTCTAAGAACTTTAGCCTTGAAGCTGACCTTCAGTCAGAGGCACGTAATTATAGAGCAGGCAGCGAGGTACATGAAAAGGTTACACGCATAGATATAATTACTCGCGGCACTATAGACGAGCTGGTATCAGAAGCATTAGTGAATAAACAATCCGTTGCAGATTCCATACTGCAGTGGGATGTAAACGAAAGGTAGGCAACAATGGAAAATCAATTAGATTTGTGGGATGAACCACAAGCAGAGGTCCCTCAAGATAGGCTTGAGCAACTTGACCAGTTCATCAGAGAACTTTCATCGGCTAGGATTGCGAAGGATACAGCGGAGCAAGAGTATGATAGGAAGGCAGCGGCAGTAAAGGAAGTGGAAGCTAAGTTGATCGGGCTACTTAAGGTAGTTAACCGCGACAAGTTCACAACCCCTGGTGCTGGCACTGCATACATATCGCACCGTCAGAACTTCACAACCCCTAAGACAGGTGAGGACAAAGTGCAGTTGTTTAACTACATCAGGACTAAGTACGGAGAAGAAGTACTACGGTCTATGATTAGCATTAACAGTGCAACACTTAATTCATGGGCAAAGAAAGAGATCGACGCAGGTGCATTGAACATCCCTGGCTTAGGTCAACCAACATCAACAGAAATATTAGGCTTTAGAAAGGAGTCATAATGAGCAGAGAAACATTCGTAGTACGCGCTACGCTACAATCAAAGGTAGCAGCTAAAGGTGAGGTAGCGCCAGCAGGTGGCGAGATCTTGTTACACATCCCACACATAGTGTGCATCGTGGACACAGACAAAGGCAGTGAGGTACTGACTAGCACTGGAGTAGTCTATGCAGTAACACAGAAGCAAGAGTACTTCTTACGCAAAGGTAAAGCATACAACGTATTTAAGGAGTTAGAGCAATGAGTAATGAAGTTGTACCAAGACAAGAGAATGCAGTTAGCACTGATGTTGTTCAGTGGGGCGATGACGTTAATGTAGGTAAGGACTTACTGATCTCAAAGGTTCTAACCATGCAGCCGATGAGCATTCAGGTTACTGAAGACGGCGCAAAGATCGGCGAGTTCCGCGACTCTTTAACTAAGGAACTATACGGAGACATCGCTAGTGCACGTGTTGAGTTCATCCCATTCCACGTTCGTAAGATGTGGAGCATTCAGGAAAAGAAAGCAGGTGAGCAGAACTACGAATGGGTTAAGACCCTGCCAGTAGTCGAAGACCCTACGCACCCTGACTACAATGACAACATGGAGTGGAACGTAACCCTTGCTGATGGCACAGAACAAAAGCGTATCCGTCGCTTAGACTTCTTCTGTCTATTACTATCACAGGTTAAGACAGCGTCCGCTATGCCAGTTACTATTAGCTTTCAGTCTACATCGTACAAGGCAGGGCAGATATTATTGAACCTCATGTACGTACGTAACAAGATGGCTAAGAAGTCCCCAGCTGGTGTGATCATGGCATTGACAGGTGAGAAAGTTAAGAATGATAAGAACCAAATCTATGTACAAACTGCAGTGGTGCCAGTGGGTAACACGCCAGCGGAGTACGTAGAAGAAGCTAAGTACTGGTACAACATGATCGCTAAGGGTGGCACTAATGTGGTAGTAGATGAGTCGGACAATGGCGCAGCTACAGCACAACCAGTAAGCCCAGAGACACAGTCAGCTGGTCGGTTCTAATGCGTAAGGTTCTATTGTTAGATACCGAGACCACTGGCCTAGACTTTGCTAACGATAGGATCACAGAAATCGGAGCAATGGTAGTGTCTGAGGATTTTCAGGATGTTGAGGAAGGATTCAACACATTGGTGTGGGATCAATCCTACCCAGTCATTACTGAGGAGATAACGGAGCTTACAGGCATCACCACTGCAGAATTAGTTGAGGCTGGTGAGTCACCAGCTTTCGCTTTTAATGAAGTGACTAAGCTTATTCAACGCCACGAAGTTGAAAAGATTATAGCCTACAATGAGGAGTTTGATCGTAACATGTGGGCAGCTGAACTAAATAGACAGGGCCTACCGATTGAACAAGGCATGGCAATTAATTGGGCATGTGCATTGAAAGATCACAAGCCCAACTACAAGTGTAAGTCATGGAAGCTGATGCACGTAGCATTAGACCACGGCGTGCCAGTTGACCCAAGCACCTTGCACCGAGCGATTGCAGATGTGGAACTAATGCGACAGATGTTAGTGGCAAGCGGTGCAACTCTGGACAAGTTACTAGCATACCGTAACTCACCCTACGTGTACCTACGTGCTAAAGTTCAGAAGCCTTGGGAAGACGGGGGCAAGTCAACGGACCTAGCTAAGGCTCATGGATTTTCATGGGAGAAAGCAAAGGGTGATAGCAGGGTGTTCGAGAAGACCTGGGTTAGAAGAATTAAAGAATGTGATTTAAAAGAAGTGGGACAGTTCCCATTTCAAACAGCAACAATAGGAGCATACAATGCAAACGTATCCAATTAAAGATAAGGTTAACTCTCAAGTTACCTTCGAGAAAGCAACACACAAAGCAATCAACGCTAAGGCGCAAGAGCTAGGTGTAACACGATCACGAGTGATCAACACAATTATGACAGATGCACTAGCAGTACAGAAGACTGCAGTGGTTGAAGCTAAGCCACGTAAGACTATCTTACGTAAAGCTAAGAAGTAAATCAAAAGGGTGCCCAAGTGAAGAACTTTAGTATGGCTAAAAAGGCATTTGATAGAGGCTACTCAGTTAATAGCAATGGAACTATACTGGGCATTAACGGTATGCCATTAGTAAGTCGCCAACAGAATAGCGGATACTTATTAGTTCATGTCTGCACACCTATTAGGTATGCATTTCTAGTGCATCAACTGGTGTGGGTTTTTCACAAGGGCTACCCTCCTGTTCAGATCAATCACATAGACGGAAACAAACTAAACAATAGGATAGAAAACTTAGAAGAGAGTAACTGCTCTCATAATATTTCCCACGCGTATAGGACAGGATTGCGAACACCGAACCACGGAGCAAAAAGTGGTAGAAGTAATCTAACCGACTCAATCGTTTTAGATATGCGGAAGATGTTTGATAAAGGTGCTCTGATAAAAGAAGTGTCAGAAAGATTTAGAGTACCACGATCTACAGTTTCTTATATCGTAAACAGAAGAACATGGACGCATATATGATAATCGGGCTAGACTGTGAAACAACTGGGCTTGAAGAAACAGACAGACCATTCTGCGTTACTGTGTCCACTGCTGATGCTGACTACTACACCGAGGACCCTAAAGAAGCTGCGGAGCTAGTAATGGCGGCAGACAAAATCATCTGCCAAAATTCAAAATTTGAATATAGAATGCTATCACACTGGGGAATAGACCTAACAAAAAAGAACGTATTCGACACAACGTTCATGGCACGCATACTTCGTAACGACTATATGCAGTACTCATTAGCCGCCCAAGCCAAGCGCCACGGCATGGAGAAATCCACTGCAGTGGAAGAGGCGATCAAAGCCGGGAAACATTATGAGACCCGGCGCAATTTCTTCGGACAAGAATATAAAGTTCCACGCTACGACAAGGTGGACAGAAGCATACTTAAGAAGTACGCCCTACTTGACTCACGCATCACGAGACGGTTAGGCATAGAGTACTTCGAGAAAGCGGACGCTGATGACCTTAAGCTTATGCACATGGAAGCAAGGCTCACACCAGTTTGCTATCGAATGGAGCGCACAGGGCTGATGCTCAACCAAGAGTACACCCTAGCTGGATACCATAGGGAAAGCCACCAGCTAAAAGAAAAGATGAACCTATGGAAAGAAGTAGCTGGCACAGAATTCGTGGACTCGGCTAAGAGCATTCAGAAAAATATAATGTACATATTGCCTACGACAGAGAAGGGCAATCCATCAGTAACAGATGATGTGATCGAGGACATCCTTAAAGATACGTACACATGCGATGAAGACAGAAAGAAACTCTCACTAATCAGAGAGATGAGAACCTATAAGAAAAGAATTAACACCTACTATGAATCGTACCTTAACCTAAAGGATCGTGGTGGAATCATACACCCAGCCATGTGGCAAGCAGGTACACGTACTGGACGCTTTAGCTACAGTGACCCGAACCTTCAGAACATTCCTAAAGAAGAAGGGAGTGACTCGGAGTTCGTGATTCGTGGTTGCTTCAGGCCACGTCCGGGGTACAAGTACATCTCTATGGACTTCTCTCAAATGGAGTACCGTATGATGGCGGACTACGCAGGTGAGATGCACGTAATCACTGCAGTGATGGGGGGAGCAGACTTTCATCAGGTCACAGCCGATATGTTTGGTGTGTCGCGCAAGTATGCAAAGACTTTGAACTTCGCTATCTTGTACGGAGCAGGGGTTAATAAGATTGCTGCGATGCTTGGCATCTCAGTAGAGGAAGCAACAAGACTTAAGAATAAATATTTCATGGCCTTACCTAAAGTTGAGCAGTTAGTTAATGATGTTATAGCAGTGGGGAGAGGTAGGGGCTATGTTAGGAGTTGGTCGGGAAGAAAGCTTTACGCAGACAGGGAGTTTTGCTACGCTTTACCTAACCATTTAATTCAAAGTGGTGGGGCTGACGTAGTGAAAAAAGCAATGATTGAGATTGACGAGTACATCAGCAAATTAGATTGTACAATGGTACTGCAGATACATGACCAATTAATCTTTGAAGTACCTATCGATGCCCCATCACAATGGATTTTAGATATTAAAGAGATAATGGAATCACAGTACATTAGCCGCACTGGTATGATGAGACTTATCGTTGACGTATCAGAAAGCGAAATTAGTTTAGCAGAAAGGGATATGAGAAAATGGCACGCAGCATAGACGTAACGATGTTTAAAAAGTTTGAGAAGCTAAAGCGCACGTACACACCAGTGATGGTGTCGATCACCAACTTGGATATAGCTTCTGCACCTAAGACCGATGACGACCCACTGGGGTATCGCGATTACATTCGTCGTAAATTTAAAGAAAAGAAACTAGAAGTGGTGCGCTTTGCCCACGACTATAAGAACAATCAATTAGGATTAGTATTCCTTGCATCAGACAGTGTGGTCAATCCAGGGTTTGAGGTATGGGGACTATTAGGGTACAACGTGAGGGGGATAGAATGATAGAGATAGGACCAGAAGCACTTGGAGCTACTAAAGAAGAAGCCGAGCAAATTTCCGTAGACTTGAAGAAGTACTTCATGGACAAGGGCATAGCACCTAACCGCGCAGTCAGCGGAGCGATGATGTTTGTACAGCTTACCGTGCAGTTGCTTGTTGAGTCGGGGTACTTTGAACAATTAAATGGAGACCCTAACGATGAATGCACCTGCAGTAAGTGTGTGGCTAAAAGACGTGCAAACATAAAGGCAGTGCCTAATGATGTCCACTGAAGTAGAAGAAAAGATTGCAGCATTCCAATCCTTACTTATCGAAGGATGGAGTGTGGGCAGTGCACGTGGTAGGGCTGGCATTAGCCAGAGCTACGAAGCACGCTTCCTTAGAAATGAACCCCGATACGAGTACCTACTAAAGAAGTTTAGAAGGTCCGTGCCTCGTACGTACACGACAGCAAAGCCGAAGGTACGTAACGAATCGTTACATCTGTTCTTAAGTCCACCGGACGCCCCTGACCTTCTCCCTGGAGTGGTTCAATGCCTAGAGTAAATCCTGAGACTAGGTTTAAAATGAAAGTACAAAGCAGGCTGAGTTCAATCAAAGAACTCTGGCACGTAAAGATACAACAGGTGGCCCTACGTGGGGTGCCTGACATGCTGATCTGTTACAAAGGAAAGTTCTTCGCTTGGGAACTTAAGGTTGGACGAAACGACGTAACCCAGCTACAAAAGTACGTACTAGATAATATTAAAACCGCAGGGGGGATCGCAAGAGTGGTCACACCTGATAACTTAGACGAATGTATAGAGGAGCTTCTAAATGGCTAATGCAGTAAATATTAACTTGAGCGATGTGATTAACAATCTCGTGGTCCACGAAGCCCGCAGGTGGGTAGGCGTGACTGAGCGAGGGGGAAACAATGTCGGACAGATCGTTGAGATCTTTCAGAAGGCAGTGGATGGACAAGCGGTCAAAGAGCCGTGGTGCATGGCCTTTGTTCAATCGTGTATTATCAATGCCCTACGCCAGTTTGAGATAGCCCACCCCCAAGTTAAAGGGATCATGGCTAACGCTCTATTCGCCTCTGAGCACTGCGTAACTGTGTTTAACAAGACGGATGTGCGGTGTCGATCGATTAAGCCTACCGTAGGATCTATCGTGATCTGGAAGAATAAGAACAACAGCAATGGCCACACTGGGATAGTTGCTGAAGTAAAGCAAGATGGATCATTCGTTACTATCGAGGGCAACACAGATGCTGACACAGGTCTTAACCGCGAAGGCAATGGTGTGTTTCAGAAACTTAGAAGTAACAGAGGATATGGGGACATGCAGCTACTTGGCTTTATTGAACCGTGGCTTCTAAATAAGACTGCTTCTCCAGCATAATAGCATTGATCTTACTAAGGTTGTCCTCCACTTGGGGGACTTCTTCTTCTGTGCAGCGTTGCCAATCCTTGCACACTTTCAAAATAAATTTAGAAATCTCGGTCCATGAATCAAAAGGTATGACAAATGATTTTTGTTTTATGCTTGTCCATTCTGGACCTGACACTTCCCTCTCTGGTTTGCCAGGCAGTGTCCATAGCTCCTGTCCTGTATCCCCGAAGTCGAGGTACATGGGTACTCTAGGGCTTGGTAAGGCGCAGCCGAACAAGGTCGCGAGCAGCATCAATAAGAGCTTGTTTAGTTTCCGACGTGGGGTTTTTGTAGAAGGCTTCTGCTTTTTCATGTGCTGTCCTATTCTGGCTATTTTTTACTAAGTCAACAAGCTGCCAATAAGCCAATACTTCGGCCTTGTCGTAGGTCTTATCTAGTACCCAATCGATCAGCATGTTAGTTAACGTGCCAACACCAGGGGTGACGATGAACCAGGGGGCACTCTTAAGAATAGACTTTATAACTCTATCTTTCGCTGCCTTAATGAGACGAGCCCGGAGTTCATCCAGGCCCACGTCAACTAAGCTCATGCTTAGATTTTGATTCCGTTAATCAAATCGATCAACGCTTGCTTAGCAGGACCTGCAAGTACAGGTACTACAACGTCATCGATCTTATTTTCAGAATTAGCTGACACAGCCAAAGCCACTTCCTCAAGTGCTCCAACCATGCTAACTAGTGCAGCCTTAGCGTG